TCATATGAAAGATGAGTGGGATGAGGCTAAATTTAATGATAGTGACCCAAGAAATAATATGGTAGAACCTCAATTAATTCTTGATAATTTTAAAAAACTTGATAAAACTAAAATCGTTGCATGCGCAACAATATAAGGAGAAAATATTATGAGTGAAGTAAAAACAGCAGAAGACATTGCACAAGATTACACAGCTATGGGTCATTCAGTAGAACTAATTAATGGTATTATTGATGGATCTAGAATGGCGGACGAAGAAGCAGCTGAGAGACAAAGTGCAGTTGATAGAAATGTTGAACACCTAGAAATTATGGTTGCTAAAGACTACTGGACTGATGAAGATATGACTGCATCTAATGCGGCTATCACTGCTGGTAAAGCACACACAGCTTCGTAGTTTAATTTTCTACCTATAACATATGTTGATATAACTAGAGTTCTAGTATATTTTAAACTAGGAATTAATTTATGCTACAAAAACTAGGATTTTTACCAGGATTTAATAAACAAGTCACAGAGACCGGGGCCGAAAGCCAGTGGGTAGATGGTGAAAACGTACGTTTTAGATATGGTACTCCTGAAAAAATAGGAGGTTGGAATCAATTAGGNGCATCAAAACTTACNGGNGCNGCTAGAGGTTTACATCATTTTGTTAATACAGCTTCTATTAAATTTGCAGCAATAGGCACTAATAAAATTTTATATGTATATTCAGGTGGAGTTTATTATGACATTCACCCTTTAGTTAATCCAACAGGTACAGCAATTACAAATGCATTTAGCACGACTAACGGATCACCCACAGTTACTATAACNTTTCCAACANCACATAGTTTTCANGTTTCAGATATTATTTTATTTAGTGACTTTAGTACAATTACAAATTCTAATTATGCTGCTGCAGATTTTAATGATAAAAAATTTATGATAACTAGTGTGCCTTCACCCACTACTATTACAATTACAATGCCTACTAATGAAACAGGTTCAGGTGCAACAACATCAGGTGGAATTAAATACTATCAATACTATCATGTAGGACCGGCTGAACAACTAGGAGCATTTGGTTGGGGTATATCTTTATGGGGTGGTAATTTTTTAGGAGCTATCACCACTACTTTAAACGGAGCAATCACTGCAACAACTGGAGGAAACAATGGTTCTGGGACAGAGATTACATTAACAANTACGTCTGGATTTCCTTCTACAGGTACAAATCATGTTTTAATAGGAACTGAAGAAATATCTTACACAGGTATTNCAGGAAATAAAATAACAGGAATTGGTAGAGGNGCNAGNGGAACAACAGCAGCAACTCATTCAAACGGCGCAACAGTAACTAACACATCTGCTTTNACAGGTTGGGGTTCACCCTCAGCTAATACTGACTCAGTAATTGATCCAGGTTTATGGTCTTTGGACAACTTAGGCACAACTCTTATTGCATTAATTCATAATGGTGAGTGTTTTAAATGGGATGGTGATGCAACTAATGCAACAACTATTAGAGCAGTAATTATTCCCGGTGCACCAACAGCGTCACGTGATATGTTAGTCTCTACTCCAGATCGTCACTTAGTATTTTTTGGAACTGAAACAACTATTGGAACTAAAACATCACAAGATGATATGTTTATAAGATTTTCATCTCAAGAAAATATAGAAGACTACACACCTACAGCTGAGAATAGTGCTGGTACACAAAGACTGGCCGCCGGATCACGGATCATGGGTGCTACTCTTGGTAGAAATGCCATTTACATTTGGAGTGATACGTCGATGTTTACTATGAGATTTGTTGGCACTCCATTTACATTTGCTTTTGAGCAAGTTGGAACTAACTGTGGATTGATAGGACAGAACGCAGCTGTTGAAGTTGATGGTGCTGCTTATTGGATGTCTGACAATGGTTTCTTTAGGTTTACCGGTAAACTAGAATCTATGGACTGTTTAGTTGAGGATTATGTTTATGATGATCTTAACACAACTTCTAATCAATTAGTGTACTGTGGTATTAATAACTTGTTTGGAGAAATTACTTGGTTTTATCCAACTNCTACTTCTAATTTAAATAGTAGATCAGTTACATATAGTTATTTAGATTCAACTGCTAAAAGACCTATATGGTTTACAAATGAAAGTTCATTATTNGCAAGAACTACTTGGCAAGATTCAGCAGTATTTGGTTTACCTCACGCAACTAAATACAATGCNAGTGATGATGCATCATTTGATGTTATCGGAAACACTGAAGGAATATCAGTATATTTTGAACACGAAACAGGAGTTAATCAACAAGAAGCAGGAACTGCACCTGTTGCAATTCCATCTAATATTACTTCTGGTGATTATGATATTACACAAAAAGTTGTAAGAGGGGCCGCTACAAACATGGCTGACCTTAGAGGTGATGGTGAAAACATTATGAGAGTAAGTAGAATTATTCCTGACTTTATATCACAACAAGGAAATGCTATTATACAATTAGATTTAAGAGATTATCCTAGTGACACAGCAGTTAGCTCATCGTTAGGTCCGTTTACAGTATCATCTACAACAACAAAAGTAGATACACGAGCTAGAGCAAGAGCCATAGCTCTTACAATATCTAATACGGCAGTGGATACTAGTTGGAAGCTAGGAACTTTTAGGTTAGATATACATGCTGGAGGAAGACGATAATGATTGATAAAAAATTAAAATATTATGCAAAAAAATTAAATGAAGACGCTCCTAAAGGTGAATTTTTAGCTTATATTAACAAGAAAGAATCTAATTTATTAAAACGAAAAGGCGGGTTAGGTATAAAAACTAAATCTGGAATTCCTTCATACATTGGCTCAGATGCTAGTGGCCAAGGTGGAGGTTCTTCAGGTGGAGGTCCAGGTGATGCTAGTGATTCTGGTAGTGGTGGTAATGGTGGTAATGGTGGTAATGGTGGTAATGGTGGTAATGGTGGTGATGGTGGTGACAGACATAATCCTAATACGCCCAGTGGATATTCACCAGTAAGTGTTAGATCTACACCTAAAACTCCGGATAAAACACCTACAGGTCCTAATCAACCCGATGATCCAAACGCAACACCAAAAGAATATATAGGGGGTAAAAAATTTGATGTGACACCAGAAACAAGAGTTGAAAGAAACCAAGCAAAAGTAAAACAATCAATTCTAGACGCACCTATTCCAAATTTTACACCTAAAGGTATAGAATATTTTAAAGATGGAAAGTTGTTAACTAATTCTTTTATGCCTGGTAACACTCCTTTAAATAAAAAAAAATCTAGTGTGGGAAATTTATTATTTAATGCAGCTTTTTTTGTTGCAAGCCCTGCTGCGTATGCAAAATATAGACAAGCAAAAACATTATACTCGGGAGCAAAACTTGCAACAGATGTTCTTTCAGATATTACAGGAAAAAATGTTAGTAAACCATTTCAGACAGTAGAAAATTTAACTAAAAACATAGGGCTTAAAGATAAAAATGTTATAAAATCTTTTAAAGATTCTTTGACAAATAACCTAACTTCTAAAACTAGAACTAAAAATAAACCTGAATCGGTTATTAATATAGATACAAAAAATAATAATGAGGGAATAACTACATTAGAAAATGCAAATGCATTGCAAGATGAATACAAATCATTATTACAAAAATTACAAACAGGTGTTATTACTGACGAAGAGCAAGTTAGATATAATATGTTAAAAAATATGTTAGGAGTATAATGGCTAAGATAGTACAAACATTAACCAGAGCAAGTCAAGAATATGATCAAGATATATCTCAATCTTTAGTTAGAGATTTAGACAGTGTGTTAGAAAAATTAAATACAACGTTTCAAGAAGAATTAAAACAGGAGATAGAAGCTAGAAGTTTCTTTTTAGAATAATGGCAGTAGTAAATCAATATAAATTTAAAGGCATAGATAACGATACAACAGGTAATGCACTTACACCATTAGGTGCTGGCATTCCTGCAGTTAATGAAACAATAGTTATTAAATCAATACTTGTTACATCAGCAGGTACACCAAGTGTGACTGTAACCAACAACAGTATTACAGCTATTAAATCAGCAGCATTAACAGCTAATGTTACAACAGAATTATTAAATCAACCTTTAATAATTGAAGG